TGTTGCTTCTCCTTACGAGTGCGGTGTGAGATGGCACACCGCTAACCAATCGGGGACAAACTGTCCCCATTGCTAAAAAGAAGAAAGACACCCGTCAGACAAGCCCATGCCACGTAGATGGCACGGGCTCGTTGGGTTCTAGTCGCTCGATAGCGGCCAGTGCTTGTCTGAGCTTGGCTACCCGTGCCTCGGTGTCTTGCGTTGGACTAAGCGCATGGTCTTGGTTTGCATGCAGTAGTTCCTTGGTCGTTCGGTTGACCAGTCGGCGCTTGCGCTTGTCATGGATGTCCTCGGTCACGATGCGCTCAAACGGCACCTTGCGCTTGGCCTTGGGTGTGTGGGGTACGGCATCGAACAGGTCAGCGATGCGCGTCTTGATGCGTACAGGCACGAAGTCTGTCCAATGCAAGCCCCGATTGGGTAGGTTCTTTTCCTTGGCGTAGGTGGATGGCGTGAAGTCGCCCCGATTCTTGAGCTGGATGATTCGGTTGTACACCTCGGCCAACACAAGCTCGTATGCCTTGAACGCCTCGACCCTTGGGTCAGCATCAGGGACAACTTGTCCCCGTTCGTATCGCAAGGAGGCCCGCACGTTGCGGCGCTCGACTTGCAAAGGTTTTAACACCTCGCCCCATAAAATGTTCTGCTGTGATTCGTGGATGCGGTGACGGCGTAGCTTTTCTTTTTGTTCGAGCACCACATCACGCATGGCGTTGACCACGAGGCGAGGTGTCCCTTTATTGAGTAGCTCGGCAAAATGATTGGCCAACTCACGGCGCTTGAGCTTCATGAGTGAGGGGTACTGGATGCGCTCAGGGTCTTGGTCTTCGTTGATTTCGGGGTTCATGTTGCACCTTTGAATTGAAAAGGAATCATTGTATCAGAGGCAGTGATAAAAGCACGGACAGATATCCATGATTTTGATGCGGTTTCATGCGGTCGGACAGTCGCCAAGCCACACGGCGTAAGGGTTCGAGAAAAAAGTGTCCGCATCATCTATCTTTTTTGGGTGTTGCTAACCCCAAAGGAACAGAACACCTTTTTTTCGAGGCGGGCGAGGGAGAACACGTACACATATAAACACCCCTATATATAAATACATATAGAAATATAGATTAGTAGTACGGAATTTTCCCAAACGCCCGTGGCTATTGGCTTGCGGGCTGTCCGACTGCTTGGATAGTTTGCAAAATCACGGAAGCCATGATTTTGCCCTGTTTTTTCGTTCATCGGGGACATTGTGTCCCCGTTCATAGCAGTCGCAGTTGTTTGCACCCACGAGTGGCATCGTTCCAGTCGTCCAAGTCGGTGCGGTTCTTGGCCTTGGCTTGCAGTTCCCACTTGCGACGGCCTGATGGCATGGCCTCGACAAGCTCGTCACGCATACGGCGTAGCTCACGCAGGGATTCCAGCTTGATGGATGAGTGTTTGTATTTGCGGTTCATGGTTGTTCTCCTTAGTTTGATTCGATGTAGTTGGCAATTTGCGCATCAGTCCAGCCCGCAAAGGTTGGCAGTTCCCTGATGGGTTTGGTGCGGTCTTCCAGCCCTCGCTCTGTGTATGGGTTGGGTATGGGTGCCTCCTCTTGGTGGTCGCCATACACGATGGCGAAGATGGGTTCACGACTGTCCTTGTCTACGATTACAAGGTTGTATTGGTCATCCTCTACGTCACCCAGCTCAGGGTTGCGTATGAAGCCCGCATCCGCCATCGCCGCCAGTATTTCGTGCGGCTCGGCATCAAGGTTTACCGATACTTTGCCTGCGTCGTACCAAGCGTTCCAGTCCCATGAGTGCGGCTCATCGCCTGCCCATGCGTCAATGCTGATTACAGAATAGGTTTGTGTGTTCATGGTTGTTCTCCTTATTTGTTGAGGTCAATGATTTCTATGACATCCAAGCCATCAATGGCGGTTGTTGCGTATATCCAAGCTCGGGCGATGCCGATGTCTTTGGTGTGGGTGGTGTACTTGCGTGAACAAACGATTCCGTTGAGACGGAAAGATACTGAGAATTCAAAGCGTTTCATGGAAAATCTCCTAGTTGGACAAGAAAAGAAACAGCGGCAAGGCTTCCCGCCTACGCCGCCAGAAAAACAACGGGGACAAATTGTCCCGATTCACTTGGCGAAAGCCTGAGCGATGGCGGTCGATGCCAACTTGCGTGCATCCTCGTACTCGGCGCACATCTTGGCCAGCTTTGCGGCCACGGCCAGAATCTCGGCGGGGACTTCGATTTCCTCGGCGGGCTCGGTTGCGCCTGACGACTTGCCCATGATGTCGTTCACGATGCGCTGAAGCGCCTTGCGGCACGCCTCGTACTTCGCATGGGTCTTGTCGAGCACCTTCGTACCCTTGGCCTTGCCCTCGCCGTCAACGAGTGGCACGAGGTACTTGGGATAGCTCGCCACATCTCCGATGATGGCCTTGGTGATGACGTCACGCTCTTTGCCCTTGAACGTCTTGCGCAGTTGCTCGATGCCCTCGGCGTATTCGAATGCGGCTTTGATGACTGCGTGAACTGTGGTTTGTGTGTTTGCTTTTGACATGATGATTTCCTTTGAGTTGATGTAGCTTGCAGGGCCAATCCCTACTCGCTGTCTCTACTGTACGGCACCCCTAGTTCGATAGGCTTAAACAGGGACAAAATGTCCCGAAATAGCGATACTTTAGACCCCACAGTACCCCCATCCCCCCTTATATGGCGACGACAGCGCCGTAGTACTGAACACTATTCCCCACCCGCTCCCAGCACTTTTGTAATACTTAATAACACAACAACGCCACCCCCATAAATTTTTAAAAAATTTGGAATAACCTCTTGTCAAACGGTTGACACCGCACAAATAAAAAAACCCCCGGCATTTCTGACGGGGGCTGAACGGCGATTTCTCGACCGAGGAGAAGCAATGGTTGCCCACTACTTGGAAAGTAGTGTACATTACGCGCATCGCAGGTACAAGGGACTTATGCGCCAATGCTAGACCATCTCATCGACTTTGAACCGGAAGTGGGCGACCACTCTGGAAAACCGTCGCCAATTGAAAAGCACCACCCCGCCGATGTAATCGACGCCAAAGTAAAGACTGCCGACTGGCTCAAGGGCCTTGGTGCTGTGGACACAGATACTGTGGTCAGCAACGCCGAAACCCAAGCAGCACGGGCATCCTTTACAAACCTCGTGTCTTCCGCGCCAGCAGAAATCACGCATGAACACCTATCTCAAATCAAAACGCCAGCCGCTGTCCAGCATCTGGTGGGAATGCTCACGGCCTATGACTGGGAGTTTGTACAGCAGGCCAAAGAACTCCGTGGATACACCGTGGCCAAGCTCTTGGAAGAGTGTGAGAACCCCAACGCCAACATCCGCCTCAAAGCCTTGGGGCTGCTGGGTAAAGTCACCGAAGTCGGACTGTTCACCGACAAGATCGAAGTCAAGAAGCTGGACTTGACAGAAGACGAGATTGACCGCAAGCTCAAAGAGAAGCTGGCCAAGTTCATGAACGTGTCCGACGCCGAGTACACGGACATCGAAGAAATCGACAAGCCAGAAGCGCCAGCCGAAGAAACCCCGGAACCCAAAGATGAGTGAGCGCCTACTCACACCGCAAGAGGCTACAGCGCTATATGCCAAGCTGCCGATGATGAGTCCCAGAGAGAAGCTTGAGACGTTGGACATGCTGGACAAGTCAGAGTCGTTCAAGTCCGTCAGGTTAGCGCGTACTAACATGATTGAGTTTGCCAAGCATGTCTACCCCGGATTCAAGGTCGGGCCGCACCACAGAAAGCTGGCCAAGATATTCCAAGACGTGATCGACGGCAAGAAGAAGCGCGTCATCATCAACATCGCACCCCGTATGGGTAAGTCCGAGTTCTCGTCCTTCCTGTTCCCCGGTTACTTCCTAGGTAATTACCCTGAGAAGAAGATCATCATGGGAACGCACACGGCGGGCTTGTCCGAGGACTTTGGACGGCGGGTTCGTAACTTACTCGAGGATGAACAGTACCATGAGCTCTTTCCTAAAACAGGCGTGGCAGATGACCAGAAGGCTGCTGGAAAATGGAGTACTAGTGCTGGGGGCCAGTATTATGCTGCTGGCGTGGGTGGCGCTCTGGCTGGGCGTGGTGCTGACCTATTTGTTATCGACGACCCTCACTCGGAACAAGACGTAAAAGCCAACAGTCGTCTAGCGTTTGACACGGCGTGGAGTTGGTTCCAAACAGGCCCGTTGCAGCGTCTGATGCCGGGGGGCGCGATCATTGTCATCATGACCCGCTGGGGGCCGTTGGACTTAACCGGACGGCTGATCCAGTATCAGGTGAGCAACCCAGACTCCCCGCGCTGGGAGATCGTTGAACTGCCAGCCATCCTGCACGAGGACACGGAAAACGAGAAATCTCTCTGGCCGGAGCAGTGGCCGCTGGAGGCACTGAAGTCTGCCAAGTCCTCGATGGATCCCCGGTATTGGAACGCGCAGTACATGCAGCAACCAACGAGCGACACGGCGGCGGTCATCAGCAGGAAGCAGTGGCGCATCTGGCCAAAGGACGACCCGCCCCCGTGTGAGTACATCATCCAGTCATGGGATACGGCCCATGAGACCAAGAGCACATCTGACTACAGCGCCTGTACAACGTGGGGCGTTTGG